GGTGCGTGGTCTGCTAGCAAACGGCCAAAACCAAGATTTGGTGGAGCGGAATTTAAAGCAACAAAAAATTCACTTGAAGCTACCTCCGGGTGGGGCTACAATGGGTATCAACCTTCTGCGGGACAAGCTACAGTAGCATCCGTATCAGACTATGTAAATAGCTATACAAAAGCCTTTGGGTTAAACTTTAATGGTAACAGATGGGCAGATGCAATAGCTGCAGACCCAAAGATGAACAGGTATGATTCTACAGATGAAAGTGGCTACAGAGACCCAACTGTACTTACACGTAAAATATTTGAAACAGACGGTCTTATAACAGGTAATCCAACGTATAATGGCCAAGCGATTACAAGCCAAGAAGACTACCAAAAGAAAATGGGTGAATTTAACGACTGGTATAAAAAAACGGCCCTTGAAAACGGTGGATTAGTGGATAAGGTACGAGCGGGCGTAACCCAAGACCTATCTAATGAGTACAAACAACTTACTTTTAAGAACTCTACCCAAGTTGGTGGTGCGGGCACTGGTAAAAACTACACGACTAAAACAACTGGAGGTAACCGTAGTGGTGGTGGCACGCAACAAACCGGGTATTATGAGCCGGGTGTTGGTAGGAATCCGGGTAAATGGGTACCAGCAGCATCTAATGTTGTTACGGAAAGTACTTACAGTGGTGGAAACAAGGCTTACGCTATCAATTACAGCTACGAAGACGCAACACCGTTTGATATGCTCTACAGAAATCTTGTAGGAAAATTTAATAGAGGACAAGGGGGAACAAACTACTAATGTTATTATCATTCTTAGGACCAGTATTAAACTTAGTTGGTGCACCAATAAAATCTTACATGGAAGAACGCACAACTAAAATTAAATCAAAAGCAAAAATAAGCGAAGCAAAAGTAGATGCAGAAATAAAACGTATTGCAAAAACAGCCGACTCAGAAGTAAACTATGATGTAGAAGCATTAAAACAACAACAATATAGCTGGAAAGATGAGTTTGCATTACTTGTAATAACTTTACCATTTATTGGCTCGTTTCTTCCTTGGACACAAGAGTACGTTATGCTTGGTTGGGGCTATGTATCCAAAGCACCAGAGTGGTACAGCTACACATTTATCGGTGCAATATCCGCATCGCTTGGTATTCGTTGGGCTACTAAAATGTTAGGTAAGAAATGATAGTAGATAAGTTTCGTAAGTCTGAACTGGTAGACTCGTTGATAGACCACGAAGGTCTGGTACTTCACCAATACGTAGACAGCGAAGGTTATGCAACAATTGGTGTAGGCAGATTGATTGATCCTGAAAAAGGTGGCAAGATTACAAAAGATGAAGCTATCTATTTACTACACAACGACATAGACGAATGTTCCGCAAGTTTAGACAACAGTTTATCTTGGTGGAGATCTAAACCAGCAAAAATACAAATGGCGTTGATGCACATGAGATTTCAGCTAGGTATGACTGGGGTGCTTAAATTTAAAAAAACTTTAGCGTTAATACAGGAAGATCGTTTTAAAGATGCTGCTGTAGAAGCAAGAGATTCTCGGTGGGCAAAACAAACAGCACGAAGAGCTAAATATGTAACGGGGTTAATAGAAGATGCCTGAAATGTCAGAATTAGACCAAGAATTTACAACAGAAGGAAGTGCTGGGGTAGAAACTCAAAAATTAGAAGCTTTAATACAGCAAAATCTTAGTCCTGAAGAACAAAATTTTATGGATCAAGCCAAACCTATAGTTGCACAATTTATGGGGCTTCTCCAAAAGGCAACAGGTCAAAATCCGGGAGATTTAGAAGAAACGGCCTCCATAAATCCCCAAGGAGCACCTATGGAGCCTATGCAAGCTGGTAATACACCCCAACAAGGTCAGATGCAACCTATGGCACCCCCTAGTCCTGCACAGGGACAGATGCCTCAAAACGCTCCACAAATGGCTGCTTTAGGAGGAGAAATGACTCAACCTATGAAAAACTCCGCAGAACAAGAAGCTGGGCAAGTTGCAGCAGGCCCTGTTGGTGTTGTAGAAACAGAAGGAGCAGATAAATCTGGGATTGCAGATGATGTTCCTGCAGAGAGTGATGGATTTGTAATTAATGCTGCAGCTGTTAGAAAAATAGGTGTAAGAAAATTATATGATTTAATAGAAGAAGCCATGGCTTATTTACAAGAAAAAGGAATAAAACTAGACACTTCTAAAATTCCTGTAGATGCTGAAAAAATTCTTGTATCTAAAGGGGAAGTTATTATTCCCGATGTTATTGCAGCAGTTATAGGCTATGATAAATTAGAAGAAATAAATGGTGTGGGGACAGAAGAAACTAAAAAAATGTTAGCTGAACAACCTAAAGAAAAAAGTAATTTGCCTCCAATTATTCAAGAAGCAGCAATGGGTTTAGATGTTCAGTCTAAATCAGATGTTTCAACAGCAGTTACGGACATACCTTCACCGCTTGCTACATCTAATACTATAAAAAAAAAAGATGATACAAGCAGAGAAAACCAAATAGATTTGATGCAAAGACAAATTAAAAAAAATAAACCAACAATACAAAATCCAGCCAAGACAGATTATGTTCCAGACAGTACTGTTGAGAGTTCAGACTTTGTGCCCCAAGAAACAGGAGACAGACCAACAGAAGTTCAAAAATACTTTGGTTACACACCTGATCAACTTTATGAGGCTACAAGTAAACACGAGTGGCGAGGAGACACACCTAAATTTAGTTTTGTAAAAGTTGGTGAAGGTTTTTCTCCATCTGGAAGAAGTTCAGCGTTTGGTCCAGTGCAAATTGTTAAAAGAACCCTAACAGATCCACAATTTGTAAAATTACTCAGTAAAACAGAAAAGAGTTTTGTAGATAAAATAACTGCTGCTCAAACTCTTAATATTAATTTACAACTATTTGACGGCAGTGCAAGTCGTTCAGTATCTACAGAAGAAGGACCTAAAGGTAGGGCCGCATTAGAAGTACTGGGCATAAGCCCGCAAGAATTTCTACAATATGTAAAAGAGGGATATTTTTTACCAAGTAATAAATCAAAACAAGAACAGGGTATACCTCCAGAATTACTCCCAGACAATGCAGAAAAAATATACAAAAATATTTACAAAAGAGTACTGCAATTAAAATCTTTGAGAGAAGAAAGTAGTACTTTAAAAGGACTTTTAGGTTCCTATTATGGACATCAAGATAATGACCAAAAAGAAAACTATGCAAATAGTGTAATAGAGAACTTACAATAGTTTTAACCTCCGGGTTAAATAGAGCGTAGGCTACCCGTTTCTTCAACGGCCCCTACATACAACAACCGAAGTGGCTACCCTAGAGAAGGCCCCACATGAAGGAAAACAAAAATGGCGAAAGAATTGAAGACTACAAATAAGCCCGATGCTCCCCTCAAAGATGACAACAGGGAGAATATGTACAAAGGTGCTTATAAAGACGATGTATATGAAGACGATGCAATAGAACAAGAAGCAGTTGGCACCGTAGAGGCTACCCAACAAGAAGCTGAAGGTTTTATGGATTCAAATAACATGAGTGCGGTTCCTAGCAGTGAAGAGGCACCAACTGAAAAACAAGAACATGATTATAAGAAAAGATATGATGACTTAAAAACGTACTACGATCAGAAACTAAATGATTGGAAGCAAGAAAAAGAAACTCTTTCTGCCCAAGCTAATGTAGCTGAAAAAGTACAACAAGAACAAGCATATGCTCCTCCTAAAACTAAGGAAGAACTGGCTCAATTTAAGGAAAAATATCCAGATGTATATCAAGTTGTTGAAACTATCTCTCACGAAATGGCTGACCAAAAAACTGCTGATCTTAAAGCTAAAATTAACGAGCTTACTAAAAAAGAAGAAAAGCTAATTGTACAGTCTGCATTTAAGCAGCTAAATTCAGCCCACCCTGATTTTAATGAAATCAAGGCTACTCCTGATTTTTTAGCATGGCTTGAGGAACAACCTGCCACTATAGCGGATGGTATTCGTAAAAACAATACTGATGCTAAATGGGCAATTCGCACTGTTGACTTATACAAAGCGGATGTGGGTATTTCGTCAAACAAAACTAGAGCGGTCTCAAATCGTAAATTGGATGCAGCTCAGGCGGTATTAAAAACTAAAACTAATCCTGCGAGGTCAGCCTCCGGGAATAAAAAAGTTTGGAATATGTCTGAAATTCAAAATATGAAACCTTGGGACTTTGAGAAATATGAAGCTGATATTGATGCTGCCATGCAAGATGGTAGAGTTAATCATTCAGCGTAACTTTAAGGATAACTAAATATGGCTACAATGGGAAGTGCAGCTGGCTACCAAAATTTACCTTCTGGTAATTGGGCACCGGCAATCTACAGTCAAAAAGTTCTTAAATATTTCCGTAGGGCATCGGTTGCTGAAGCAATTACAAATACTGATTACACCGGAGAAATTGAGAATTATGGCGATACTGTAAACATACTAAAAGAACCAACAGTAACTGTTGCGTCTTATGGTCGTGGACAAACTATAAATACACAAACACTTGCAGATGATCAAATCACACTAACAGTGGATCAAGGCAATTACTTTGCGTTTAAAGTTGACGACATAGAAGAAAGACAAGCACACGTAAACTGGGA